TTTTTCCAGCATTAGATTTGGAAACAATGGTCTTAGGTTGTGAATTGGCCTTATCTTGATAGAACCAAGAAATGACCGTGATTGCATTGGAAACATTTAATGATGGTGTATGCTGCATGATAATATTATCATTAGCACCATTAAACTGCATTCCACCAGATGTTATGGAAACGGTGTTTGATATAATCGCATACTGATATGTATTTGCTTCATTATACCAAAGATTTGCATCATCTTCTAGACGTTCTGCTGAATCGAAGGAAACAATCAGACTATTTGTGTTTACGCCTGTCTGAACTGATGTATTAATAACATTGACGGTATTCATTAATGTTTGGTTGTTATCTACAAATAGATATTCACCGAATACTTTAAGACCGGCAGGATGAATAAGGTCGGTGAGTGCTTTTCTATACTTATTAAGAGATTCCTCAATCTGAACAACATAAGAATACTTTTGATAATAATCTCTGTTTTGTAGAACGTATGGTGAACTTGGCTGGCCTGCTTGGTCTATATAACGACCTGGATAGGTGTAAATACCTGTGACGATATTTGCGTATGCCTGAGCAGTTCCGTCACCTTGTGTCGAAAGGTCTAATATTGGTGCACTTTTATATCCTAATCCACCAGAAATGATTTTAAGTGAAGCAATAGAACCGATAACATTTGATTTGGCGCTTAATAATGAATTATCACCTATGGTTGCTGTCACAATAATATTTGCACCATTACCTGTCGAAGTCTGAATGTTAGCAGTAGGAAGCAAATCTGCACGATAACCATAACCGCCTGGAATTTTACCTGGTTCAGCAAAGAAGTTGACTTGAGTGATAGTCCCGTTAGCATCAACTATTGACACTTGAGCATTGGCACCGATACCATATGTTCCATAAGGATCGTCAAATGTTATTTGGTCACCTGCTTGATAACCTAGACCACCATCTACAATTTCCATTCTTCCAAGAATACCCATAGAACGTATTTCAGTATTTGAAAGGGCAGAAACGGATGGCAATTCAATATATCCACTACCAGGATTTATGATAGCGGTAGAAACAATTGGTCCGCAAGGACCATATGTCCAGTAGGCCATTGAGTTTGCTAATAAAGAATTGACATTAGGTTTTTTAAATACCGTAAATGAAACGTTAGATAAACCGCCAGGTAGTCCTGGGTTGATGGTTAATTCCCAATAGTCTTTATTACTTACTAATATTGTTTGATAGGTATTTTGAACGAACAGAACATCGCCTGTTTCGAAATAGACATTAGAGTTTGCGAGATTTTTGCTTAATGTGATATCAGTGATTGTTCCACCAGCAATTGTGCTGATATCTAAGTTTGATGCTGCATTAGATTGTGTAACAAGATCGGTATATGCTTGAGTTTCCGAAGCACTACCAAAAGCATTTATAATAGGCAAACCTGCAACAAGGTCAATAGTGGAACCTACAATATCATAATATGCTGGATGATAAGTATAATCATCCAACACAGCAAACACATTGGCGGCCGCATCAACTCCACCACCACCGCCTGTAAATAGCAATGGGTCATTGACTTTGTATCCAGCACCTGGAAAATCAACGGTAACTGCTTTGATTTTACCTTCAAGTCTACTTCTGGCAACCTTACCAATAATAACTTGACCGCCAAAACCAAATTGAAGATTGCCATTAGAAACAACTAATCCATTTTCATCGGTAGGTATGACAGGTACAGAGGCACCTTCAGTATATCCGGAACCATTAGATGTTACGGTGGTAGAAACAATAATACCTGAATACACATTGGCGGATAGATGTTTTAAAACACCTTGGTCTTCAATTGTAGTATAAATGGTCTCGCCATCAAAAAAATCTCTGAGAACATCTGTCACAACTAGTTCTGTAACTAGAACACCACTTTGATAGTAAGGATTAACACTTTCTATGGTAGCAGTAGAATTGGATGTTACACCTCTGATTGATGTATTAACAAACCTAGAAAACGCTGTGCTATTTGCAACATTATCGACTAGAATATCTCTAATGTTAATAGATTTTTGTATATACCATTTACCATCTGATGCTTTAAGAACGTCATGTTGAGGATAATATATCTTTGCTTATTTATTAAATAGAATTCTCGCTAAAAATCTGACAGACTTTTCTGAACCTGTTGAACGATAAAAATCTTTTGCTTTTTTTAATATTCTGGTACGGTCAACAAGAGAATCTGAAGGAATAAACTTAACAAAGTTATCATAAAATTGGTCATTGAGAATATGATAGAGTTCATCACCACCTTTTTCAACATAATCGGCATTTAATATATCGATATCATAAAAATCCGAAAATCTTTTAGTAACATACATCAAACCACCATCTTGTTCAAGTGATTTGTAATATGACTCTAAAAATTGAACAAAGAGAGGGTGGTCTCTCCTAACGAAATCTGGGAGTTGTGAATTGACTATATGTGATGTTTTATTATTTGAAGAATCTGTCATTATGTTTTTGGTACCATATTTATTTGGACCGTTCTTGCATTATTTGTATCGATTGCCAGTAGTCTATTTCTTAACGGCGGAATAACAGATAGTCCTGGAACCACATTAACAGTTAATATATTTTCATCATAAAATGGATTCGGTGAAACTGATAATAGAGTTAAACTTGATAGCGTAATAATACCATTTAAATAGTCAATAGTCCCCGCATTATTATTTACATAGACTTTTTGGCCATTTGGTTCGAAATAATATGTTCTCAATTTACCAAAATTGGAACTGAGATTTATTGATAATAATGCTTCAACACCAGAACCGTCGCTAATGCTAACCGTAGCAACGGTATAATTAATACCTGGATTTGTTACGGTAACCGATCTAATTCTTCCACCAACAACGAGTGCTTCTGCGGTTGCACCAGAACCATCACCACTAATGGTGATAACAGGAGTGCTAGAATATCCATAACCGGCATTAACAACACCAATGAAACCTATACCTGTATAAGCCTCAGGAACCTCTTCAAAATAAATTTTTCTTGATGTGCCTGTAGAATCTGGGACCGTTATTTCAGGATATGTGTATATCCTCTGGAACTGATCACCTTTTCTAATAGGTGTATTAAAATTGATGGTATAAGACTGAGTGGTACCTGGAGTTAATAGCACTCTATTTTGTAAATATAATGATATATCCGATGCTGTTATTGATGGCTCAGCATTTTCTATATAATTTTGCAACTGGGAAAGAACGAATGTTGATTGGAAACTATATAATTCGTCTTGAGCATAAGAGTAAATAGAATTCTTGACTTCATTTGAAATATATGCTTCTGTCTGAGTTGTCAATGATGGATTATAATAAACACTACCACCTATAAGAATGAAAATATATTCTGGATCAATGATTTCAGGAGAGACGGTCAAAACATTTCTATTTGTTATTAATGTATTTTTGATATTTTGTTTTTCCAATTGTGTTAGTTTATAATAACCTCTTGTTTTTAAAGATAAGTAAACTTTTCCATAAACTGGAGGTACATTGGTTTCTCCACCCCATACAGAAACGGCCTCGATTTGTGGATAATCTTTTGTTATGAGGGATTCATAATCGTTAACCGTGACGCAACGATTTTGTGCGGTGTAGTAGTATGGAGCACGGAAGCGGACAGCCTCGATGTCCTCTTTATCTGTTCCACCATATGAACCTTGTGTGACTGTGACTTTGACATTATTTTTAAATAAACCGGCAATAGAATCTGTGAAAATATATTTCTGAATTCCGTTAGCAGTAGAACCAACCGTATCAAGATAAGTGACCTGTATAATATTTCCGTTTGCAGGTTTCTGGCCTAATACATTATCACCAAAATAAATTGTATAGTTTAGGTCCTGGTCTTCTTCGAGGAAATAAACTTTAGAATTGGCCTGTATTTCTGTTAAATCTGCGGCCAAGAAATACTGGTCCGTCTGTGTGTTTGATGATGACTCTTGTACCGTAACAATCAATGTATCGGTATCAACGTTAGCAGAAGGAATCTGATATCGGCCGGTAACATTGTTAGCATCTACAACATATTGATGAGTTATTACCTCACCTTGCTTGATAACAACGTTGGCAAATGTAAATGAACCGTTTACCTTATATGCGGTATTGGCATTAACGGTAGAAAATGGATAATTTGTACCGTCAATATCTGCACCCATAAGTCTGGTATATTGGTCTAAAACAATATAACTTATGCTTTGATTTTCGGTATTTTCTGGTGTGACTTTGATATCAATTAAAGACTGAGCACCATGTGCGGAATCGGGAACGTAGTTAATTAACTTAGCATGTGAAAGTATGTTTTTGCGGTCTTGAGCGGTATCGAGGAATGCTTCGTTCGCAATCATGTTTAGGTAGAAAGCATTATAATAGGTATTGTATGCGAGAACGTCCAATAGAACGGACATACCAGAACCTTGGAAGTTATAATCACTAAAAACTGTTTGATTTTGTAAATATTGAATCAGGTTATTCTTAATGGAAGAAAAGTCTAATTCAGTGACTCTAAGTGAAGTATTTCCAGTGGCCATTTAGCGGATTCTCTCTAAGAATAATGTTGATGTTACAGGTAAATTTCTGTTTAGTATTATGTATTGTATCGTAACGGTAAAACCGTTTTGGTCCAAATTATTAACAACCGCAACATCTTGTAAACTAACTCTTGATTCAAAGTTATTTATCACAGCTGAAATGGCGTATTTTAGGTACACGGTTGTCAGTGGAGTGTCCAACTCAAACAACAATGCATTAACGTCCGAACCAAGAGTAGATTGAAACTTTCTTTCGTAATAATTGGTTAATATCAGATTACGGACAGACCTTTTAATATCTTGATTTCCGTATAATATATTAACATCGCCTGTCGAAGGATTCATGGCAAAATCTAGGTCCAAATCGGAATAATCTGGATTTCTATTTACATTTGTAATCGTGGCCATGATAGTCCTTTTAGCGTTTCCTTATTTAGCTCACTGCCAGCTGTTTATCTCACTACTGGCATCTGGTTCTTCAGTAGGTTGGTCCGCTTTGGTTCCCTGTAGTGTAGGTACTTCAGCAGCATCACCAGACTGGCCAAAATCAAAGTTTAGTTGTAGTCCTAATGCTGATATAATAGAACCAATGCCGCCATTTAGATTTAACAAACCACTCAAAGCATCCACATTAATACCAGCACCTTGGCTAACCATACTCAAAATACCTCCGAGAGAATTGATGTTGGTTGACTGACCGGCAAAAGTAGCAGCACCAGAAGGTGCTCTCATATCCATAGAAGCACCAGCGGTTGCTTGATAACTACTCTGTGCGCTATGTATAATGTTTTGAGATGCCTGTTGCTGAATAGAACCTCCCTGCGCCTGCGCGGAGATGTTACCACCTGTCGAACGGACATTATAATTTTGTGCTACTTTTGTGGTCATATTGCCTGTGCTAACCTCATGGTTATAATCCGCTTGTTGAGTCTTAACTTTAACACCTTGCTGAGTAACTTGTACCTGGTGTATAGGTTGTGAACTCTCACCTGAACCTGCGCTGCCAAATAGGCCGTTAAAGTCATTCTTACTCTCATGCCACATTTTGTTCGCACTTGACATAACCATATTTGCACCATCACCAAGAGCATGTAGTCCAAAATCACCGGATGCTGCGACAACCTGAACTTTACCTTTACCAGTGGATGCAATAGATGTATCACCTTTTGCTAACATACTCTGAGCACCACCAGAGTTCAAAGTATAACTACCTTCAACTCTTTTATTGACGGTCTTAGCGGTTGTGTCCATTGTACCACGAACAGAACGATTTAGGTTTTTAGCGGTCATATTCATATTACCTAGAACGGTCAGGTTATAATCTTTATGAACCGTTACGTTATAATCACCGTAGCAACGGAGTGAGGTATCACCTTTTACGGTAATATCGGAAGCACCAGAAATCGTGACACGTTCTTCTCCTAGCACCACCTCATATTTACCATTATGAGTTGTTATTAACATGCCGCCATCTGGTCGCATTTGAATAGCACTACCAGAACGATGTTGTATAGTTACGGTTTCATTACCCTTAGAGTCGTCCATAATAAAGTTATGGCCCGACCTGGTTTTGTGTGACCAGTAGTTTGGATACTGGCCGCCACCGTCCATGGCGCGAGCATCTTGGCCTACTTCATACTGACGAGGAGTGGTTTTACCTTCTTCATTTGTATTGAACATACTATCAATTGCTGATGATACACTACCAACTAAATCTACC